GGCTGACATGGAACTAGACAAGAAACAAATGATGGGAATGAAAAAAGGCGGAGCCACTAAAAAGATGGCTGGTGGCGGATACACTCGTGCTGCTGATGGAGTTGCTCAACGTGGCAAAACTCGCGGTACGCAAATCGTAATGAAAAAAGGCGGCAAGATCTGCTAAGGATTTATCATGGATAATGAAAAAACTCCCCAAGAAGTAGCTGATGAAAAGGCCCGTAAAAAGGCTACTGAAGCATATGATGCCGCCAATAAAACAGAATCGGCACCAGCATCTGCCGGAGCTGGTCGTGGCTTTGTAAACCCTCCAGTAAAGAAAATGGCTAAAGGTGGATCTGCTTCTTCTCGCGCTGATGGTATAGCTCAGCGCGGCAAGACTAACTGCAAGATTTGCTAGGAGATTAGCATGATGGCAAGCCGAGGAATGGGTGATATTTCCCCATCCAAAATGCCTAAAGGTGTGCGCAAGGCCCGCCGGGACAACACTGACTTTACTGAGTACGCTAAAGGTGGTGAAGTGTGGGATAAACCTAATCCGGCTAAAAAACACACTAAGCTTTCTCCTGCAAAAAAAGCTAAGGCAAAAGCTGCTGCAAAAGCTGCTGGTCGCCCATATCCAAATTTGATTGACAACATGAGGATGGCAAAAAATGGCTGAAAAATGGATACAAAATGCTATCAAGAAACCAGGCTCTTTGCGTAAAAGCTTAGGCGTAAAAAAGGGTGAAACTATCCCTGCGTCTAAGTTAAAATCAGCAGCTAAGAAACCTGGCTTAATGGGCAAAAGAGCGCGTCTTGCAGAGACTCTCAAAGGCATGAAATAAACTGGATCAGTTATGTCCACTACCGGAACCACAGCCTTTAACCTAGAGTTTACGGAACTTGCTGAAGAGGCTTGGGAGCGGGCTGGGCGCGAGATGCGTTCTGGTTATGATTTGCGTACAGCGCGTAGATCACTTAATTTGATGACCATAGAGTGGGCTAATCGTGGTCTAAATATGTGGACCATTGAGACTGGTACTATTACCCTAACTCAGGGTCTTAATACTTACGCTCTACCAACTGACACGATTGACCTACTTGATCATGTCATTCGGACCCAGCCAAACGTAGCATCTACCCAGTCTGACTTGAGCATTACTAGGATTAGCGTATCAACCTACGCTACTATCCCAAACAAGCTGGTCCAGGGGCGTCCAATCCAAGTATGGATACAGCGCTTGTCAGGTGAGGTTGGACCTACAGCTGCTGTGCTAAATGGCTCCATCACGGCTACAACTGATTCCATTACCTTAAGTACTGTTGTTGGCCTGGCTGGATCTGGCTATATTCGCCTAGACAGTGAAGACATCTACTACACCTACATATCAGGGAATACCCTAGGTGGAGTGTTCCGTGGACAAAATAACACAACTGCAGCATCACACGCTACTTTAACAGCTGTTAATGTTCCGCAGTTGCCTGCTATTACTGTTTGGCCTACTCCTGATGGATCACAGCCCTACCAGTTTGTTTACTACAGGCTGCGCCGCATTGAAGATGCCGGCAAAGGCGTTGAAACTGCTGACATGAATTTCAGGTTCTTGCCTGCTGTAACGGCTGGCTTGGCTTACTACATAGCCATGAAGGTTCCAGAATTGATGGGCCGGCTGGAGATGCTTAAGGCTGTTTATGAAGAGCAATACAAGCTTGCGGCCGGCGAAGATCACGAAAAAGCTACTTTGCGCTTAGTCCCCCGTATGTCGTTTATTGGTGGGGGTGGCATGTAATGACTTCACCATACGCATCTGGCAAGTATTCAATTGCCCAATGTGATCGGTGTGGGCAGCGTTTTAAATTAAAGCAATTGAAAATTGAGGTTATTAAGACTAAACTCTATCAATTGAAAGTTTGTGAAGAATGTTGGGACCCTGATCAACCGCAGTTACAGTTGGGAATGTATCCAGTAAATGATCCCCAGGCCGTATACCAGCCCCGTCCAGATACAACTTATGTTGCGGCTGGATTGAATGGATTACAGCTAACAAATGGGGCTCAAGGAACGCCAACAGGCGGGTCTAGGGACATCCAATGGGGTTGGTATCCTGTTGGTGGTGCAAGTGGGTTTGATGCAGTTTTAACGCCTAATTACTTGGTTGGGACTACAAGTGTTGGCACAGTGACGATTTCATAGGAGTTTATGATGGCTAAAGAAAGTATGAAAAGCGATGTGGCTCAAGATAAAGCCATGATCAAAAAGGCGTTCAAGCAGCATGATGCTCAAGAACACAAAGGTGGTAAAGGCACTACTCTTAAGCTAAAAAAGGGTGGCCCTACTAGCCTGGATCGTAAGAAGTACGGCAAAAACCTTTCCCGCGCTATGAACCAAAAGGGGTAAGTTATGGCATACACAATGAAAAAGGGCGGCAAAGAAGTCGGCCCAGCTAGTGTTTACGCAGAGCCTCACACAATGGATGGAAAATTTATGCCTACAAAAGGCAGTGAAGTTTTTCCTCCTAACATGAGTGATCCTGCCAACATGGATATGGTGGTAAACGGCTATAGTAATAAACGCCCAGCACCTGCAAAAACTGACGGTATCAAAATCCGTGGTACTGGTGCAGCCACTAAGGGTGTGATGGCTAGGGGTCCAATGGCATGAACTACTCTGAGCTAGTAGTTGCGATTTCCGATTACACGGAGAACACCTTTCAAACGGTGGATGTAAACCTGTTTATCACACAGGCAGAGCAGCGCATCTATAACTCAGTTCAGTTTCCTTCATTACGCAAGAACGTGACAGGCACGATTACTGCCAGCAATAAGTACCTCTCTTGCCCTAATGATTTCCTGGCTCCATATTCTTTGGCCGTGTTTCCCTATGGTGGTGGTGATTACATATATCTTTTAAACAAAGATGTTAACTTTATGCGGGAAGCGTATCCAAACCCAACAAGCACTGGAACGCCTAAGTACTATGCTTTGTTTGGGCCTACTGTTTCTGGATCTGCCATCTCCAATGAATTAAGTTTTATCCTGGGCCCAACTCCAAGTACAACTTATTCCGCCGAGCTTCACTATTACTATTACCCAGAGTCAATCACTACGGCTTCTGGTGGTCAGACTTGGTTAGGCGATAACTTTGACAGTGTTCTTTTGTATGGCGCCTTAGTAGAGGCGTACACCTACATGAAGGGCGAGCAGGACATGATGGCTTTGTATAACCAAAAGTATGCTCAAGCACTTGCGCTGGCTAAACGTCTGGGTGATGGATTGGAACGCCAGGACGCTTATCGTAGCGGCCAGCTTAGGGTTGAGGTTAACTAATGGCTATTGTCCAAACTCAGACCACAAGCTTCAAGAAGGAGCTTTACCAGGCTATCCACGATTTATCTACAGACACAATTAAGATTGCTCTGTACACAGGTAATGCAAGCCTGGATGCTTCTACCACTGTTTATAGCTCTACCAATGAAGTAGTTGCTTCTGGATATACGGCTGGTGGACAGGTTATGACAGGGGTATCTATAAGCTCATCCGGCTATGTGGCCTATGCAAGCTGGAACAACGTGTCTTGGACATCATCTTTGACCGCCCGGTGCGCTTTGATTTATAACGCATCCAAGGGCAACAAGTCTGTAGCGGTTTTGGACTTCGGGTCCGACAAAACATCTACTGGCACGTTTACAATCACCATGCCAGCAAATACCTCTACAACTGCGCTTATCAGGAGTTCAAATTGATAGTCACTACCACTAAAGGCGAGATGGACGATTCCTTGCTTGAAAAGCGGGAAGGCACAGTCGATAATGAGAATGAACTGACAACGTGGGTTGAGTACTGGCTGGATGGCGAGTTGGTTCACAGATCAGCGCATGTTACGTTGAAAAAAATGCCCGTCTTTGGCGGTGGCGAAACTGCTTCTTTTTAAGGAAATATCATGGCGAACACACAGAGCATGGCTACTTCGTTCCTCGGGGAACTGATGACCGCTACCCACAATTTCGGTGTTGCACCTATTCGTGCGGCTACTACTGCTGATACGTTCAAGGCAGCGCTGTATCTGGCTTCTGCTACGGTTAATGCTGCCACTACCGCATACTCTGCTACTGGTGAAGTTACTGGTACAGGCTACACGGCTGGCGGAGTTACAGTAACAAATGCAACAGCCCCTGCTTCTACTAACTCTTCTGCTACGGCAGGCGTAGGTTATTGGACTCCATCAGCCTCGTTTGTATATACAACTGTTACCTTAAGCACTGCTTTTGATGCTGTTCTAGTATATAACTCAACGCAGAGTAACAAGGCAGTTAGCGTCCACACGTTTGGTTCACAGACCATTACGGCAGGAACATTCACATTGACCATGCCTTCCAACACTACGACGACTGCGTTGCTGCGTTTGGCGACAACCTAACAATTGGGGGCGGCTACAAGCCGTGTAGACCATGTTTGGTATAGCCCCATTTGCTGGAGCGCCTTTTAGCGCTACTGGCGGAGCCGTAACTCCTGTTCTCCCGGTGGCATCGTGGGGGTATGGAACTTGGGGTTTTGGCCCTTGGGGCGGCCCCATTGATGTTACTGTTGCTATAACAGGGGTAAGTGCTTCTGGTGCGGTTGGGACACTGGCTCCAAATGAAACGCTTAGTGTTAGTGGGGATGCAGCCGCAGGTAGTGTAGGAACTACAAGTGTAAGTCTTTCTGTTGCATTAACCGGGGTTTCTGCGGCTGGGGCAGTAGGGACTCTTACTGATAGCCGGACAGTTGCGCTTACAGGAACTCTTGCATCTGGCCTTCTCGGTGCGTTTACCTTAAATCACACTAACGCGGTAACTGGAGTTTTTGCAAATGGTGCGGCAGGCACGGTTTCTGATAAAGGCATTAGCGTTGGAATTACAGGTGTTTCTGCTTCCGGCACTGTTGGGACATTAACTCCTAGCAATACGGATGCGGATACAGGCGATGCTGCCACAGGCTTTGTAGGTACATTAACATCTAGCCGTGTCGTAGCTATAAGCGGGGTAGCCGCAAGCGGAAGTGCTGGTAGTGTTGCTGTTGGTAAGTCAAAAGACCTAACGGGGGTTACAGCAGCGGGAGCGGTAGGCAATGTAACTCAGAGCGCACAGGTAGCGCTATCTGGCGTTGAGGCGGCAGGTTTAGTTGGATATTTATCCATACCGCTTAACCCGCTTACTGCAACTGGTAGCGTAGGTTCTGTACGGTTTGAGTTCGGTTTTGGCTTAACCAGTGCGGCTATATCTGCCTCTGTTGGCAGTTTAGGGGTGGGTAACAGGACACTAGCCCTAACCGGCGTGTCTGCGGCAGGTTCTGTTGGGACTGTAATTCCTGTATATTGGCAGCTAATTGATGATAGCGAAACCGCAAACTGGATACTAATTGGCAACACACAAACACCCGGCTGGTCTACAATTGATGATAACCAGACAACCGACTGGGTGTTGATTAACAACGCAACATAGAGGTGTAAATGGCACTTGTCTTAGCTGATCGGGTTCAAGAGACTACCACGACGACGGGTACAGGCACTGTTACGCTTGCAGGAGCCGCAACTGGGTTCCAAAGTTTTGCCGCTGTTGGCGATGGCAACTCTACCTACTACACTATTACAGACAATACAAATTGGGAAGTTGGTATTGGCACGTACACAGCGTCAGGTACAACGCTATCCAGAACCACTGTAATTTCTTCTAGTAACTCAGGATCTTTGGTAAATTTTTCCGCAGGCACAAAGAATGTGTTTGTAACTTACCCAGCAGCAAGGTCGATACCTACAAATAGGGCTATCGTTATGTCAATTGTTTTTGGATATTAATTATGGCAAACCCTAATATCGTTAACGTAACTACTATTTACGGCAATACGTCTTACTTAATTCCTAGCAGCACATCGGCTACCACTTGGACTGCGCTTACACCTGCCTCTGGTACGGTCAACAAGATAGACAACATTGTTGCTACAAATGTAACAGTGTCTACTACTACTGTAACCGTAGCAATCAACAGCGCTGCTGCTGGTGCGGGAACAAACTACCGTCTTGTGTATCAAGTGCCAGTTCCGGTGAATGCTTCAATTGTTGTGGTTGATAAAAGTACTGCGTTTTACCTTGGTGAAGCACAGTCTATTGTGGTGACTGTCGGTACTGCATCGGCAATTGAATTAACAGCATCTTACGAGGCGATTACCTAATGTCTTCTAGGTACAAAGGTTCTATCATGGCTGCTACGGCAGCTACCAATAGTTCAATTGCCGCTATCGGTATTTGGCGTTCTAATGAAATTATGCAGGCAATACAAGCAGCTTTATGGCCTTTAATTAATACGACACCATCCGTTATTGAATATTTAATAGTTGCTGGTGGTGGTGGTGGTGGTGCAGCAGCAG